GGCAAGCGCCTCTAACCGTGCCGCGTGTCGCTCTGTACGCGCCGTGGTCTGGCGATATAGTTTGCTGTCACGAAGCTGTGCCGCCGCCTCTCGCCATATGCGGGCCTCAATGGCCGCATGATGCTTAACGAACTTCTCGTAGCGGGGTAAGCCAAGCTGAAACGCCAAGCTGACGACAGTTATCTGCGCATCTTCGGGCATGTCGTCAAGTTCAGGATGCAACCACCGCGCGTCGTTGATCGCGACCTGCACGTCCTGCTCGAACAGTTCGGCGACACGCTCCTCGCTGACAGGCGCGCCGACCGGCCAGCCGTATTCCGCGTCGCCCTCAATAATCAGATGCCCGATCCCGCAGGTCGGCTTGTCGAGGTGGTCCAAGTAAACCGCGTAAACACAGCCCTCGTCCTGCTCCAGCAGTTCGCGCAGACGATCCATCATTTGCCTTGTCCCCGATACTTTTTCCACGACCGGCGCTTGTGCTTGTTGCGCGGACGCGAGTGTGCGGATGCACCAATGCTGGTGCGCTTCTTGACCTTGACCTCAGAGTAGGTGCTGAGTCCGATTGCGTTGCGCGACATTACTTCTTAACCGCCTTGACGACGCCAGCAACAAGTGCGGGCGCGGTGTTCTTGAGCGCGCTGATGCCCCACACGCCGCCGACCATCGCGCCATACATTTGTATATACCACTCAGGCATGGCGCTAAGCGCCAGCGTGAAGTACGCCTCAACCGCAAGCGGATCGAACAAAGCCCAAATGAACGGCGCAGAGAACATTGAGAACGAGATGCGGCGCAGCCACTTGTCCTTATCGGTGAGGTTCGCCATCTCCCAGTCGTGGTTGTTGGACTGCTTGTCGCGCAGCAATCGAGCGCGGTTCTGCTTCTCTGCTTTCTTAATGTCTTGCTCAGACATGACGTAATCTTTCACGCCATTCACAACAGGACCAAGCAGCGTTCCGATAATGCCAATCATTTGCCAGCCTCCAACAGTTTAATACGCACTTGCAGATCGTGGATAATGTGCATGAAATCTTCGCGCATCTGTTGCCGCGCAATCGAGTTGGCAGGCGACGCCACGATCTCGCCTTGCGGCGTCACGAGTAGCATCAGATAACCCTCCGTCTTTTGCAGTCTGCTCTCTAACTCGTTTAAGGACGTGATGAGATAGCCGACAGCCGCGAACAGGATCGGAGCAAGTGCAGTCAAGATGGACTGGATGTTCAGGCTCACGTTGCTTTCCTCTCGCTTGCCACAGGCGGGTGTACACCGTTATGAATCTTGTGCATACGCTCTGCCTCTGCCTTTAGATACGAGATGTCGGCAAGCATGTTGGCCGTCTGCATATGCTCTCGACGCAGCACCTCCGGGGCGTTCATCTTTGCCATAACATCAACGCGCTGCTTGATGACGCTCTCGCCGTTTTCCAGTCCGTCAATCCGTTGGTCGATCTTGCGCAGCCGGTGTTCGAGATCTTGCAGCGTATCCTGCATCGCTTTGATCTGCATCTTGCCGACGGCTGCTGCTCCAGCCACGGAGAACAGGATGCCGCCAAGCGTAATGATAAGGCGGATGTCAATCGCGCCGTCCATAGTTAGCGGTCTTTCCACCAGCCATAGATGCGAAGGCACGTCCACGCGATGCTGATCGCGGCAGCGATGGGCGGCAACCATTCAGCGAGAGTTCCGATCACAAGCGCCACGCTGGCCGCGTCAATTATGTCTTTGTTGATATCCATTATGCGGGGTCCGCTCTGCGAATTTTCCCTACCATCGTCGGGGAGGTACACCACTGCCCGTCTGGCCGCTGGAAGAATACAGACCATGTTTCGCGCCCAAGGTAAAAGAGCATAATCGTGTCCCCGATTGTTTTTCCCACCCAAGCCAATTCCTCGCCTGCGTTTCTGGATGCCTCGTCAGCCGCAGCCCTGTCCGGAACGCACACAATCTGCTGCTGCGCAGCAAGCGGCGTTGCGAACAAGCACGCGGCGATGACGAGGACGGCGCGGCGCATTACGGCTTCGGCGGCCAGACCGGATTAGCAGGGTCTGCCGTGTTCGCGGGTAGGTCGCGCAATGCCTGTCGATAAGCCGACTCCGCGTCGCTCATGGCAGGGCTATCGGGCAACGCCCACCAGTCTGTCTCGCCAAGAAGCCGATCACGCTCGGCGCGGAGCGCGGCCCACGGCTCGTCTGCTGTGAGGCGCGCCACCTCTGCGTCGATCTCAGCGTCGGTCGGCTGCGCGATATCGGGGCTGTCCCATCTGATTGTGTCGCCCGTCACGACCCATTCGGCGTTAGGGGCGAGGCTTGCGAGTGCTTCTGCTGTCGTTGCCATTACGAGTAATCCAATTCGATCAGGGTGATGGTTGAGGTCGCATTTCCACTACTGTCATTGCGTTGGGCAGTCACAGTTGCACTTTGGTCGATCCTCTTAAATTCTGTGTGATAGGTGTTGCTTGAGGTCGAGCTGGGACTGTCGAGGTGTTGAATGAAATGCTGCCCCATCTGGTTTTCGGCATTGCTTATCTGGTTGTATTCCTCAATCTCGGTGCTGCCGCGAACAATTCGTAGCGCACCGCCAGCGCGTCCGCCCGTGCTAGATATGCTCTGGGAAACAAGCACAAGAATCTTGTTAGCGGTGTTCGCCGGGGTAATGTCTGCGGTCAGGTTTGTGTCGGCGTAAGTGCCAGATGTCGAGGTTGCTTCCGTAGAGGTAGCAGCCGTTACGATCTGAAGCACCTTCCCGCCTGCCGCAGCCGCCTGAAACGTCGGTGCAGAACCACTGCCATTCGATGTCAGCACCTGACCGCTCGTGCCAGTCCCCGTCGCCCCAATCGCGCTGGTTCCGTTGCCGTGCAAAACGCCATTTGCTGTAAACGTGCCTGCACCCGTGCCGCCTTGCGCCACACTAAGGTCTGTCGTCAGCCCGGTCAGCGCGGTGATGTCGCTGTTCGATCCAGACGCAGCAGCGCCAAGATTGGTGCGCGCTGCGCTGGCGGTGCTTGCGCCTGTACCACCGTCTGCCACGGCTAGGTCTGTCGTCAGCGTAAGCGACCCAGCAGCCACAGCGTTTGCATCGCTAATGGTTACACCACTATTTTGTATCAGCTTGCCGGTCGTGGTGTCGAAACGTGCAATCGCGTTGTCTGTTGCAGATGATGGTCCAGTAACATCGCCTGACCCAGCACCATCAGCACCCTTGTCGCCCGCGCGAGTAAAGCCTATGAACGTGTCCTCTGCGTTCGAGAACGTGCCGGATGACGCAACGTGCGTAACCGCAATCTGGAACCAGCCCGTGTTGTCGGTCAGGCCCGTGATGTTGAACGTCGCAACATCGCCGCCGCCTGTGCGGAACACCAGCGTACCCTTGACCGTGTTCGTGCTGTCGTCAAACAGCGCGATGTATGCGGACTGGTCAACTCCGTTGGCGTCCAGATCGTCAATCGCAATGGCTGTAACGCTGGCGACAGTGGCGTTGTTGAAGCGCACGTTGCCACTACCGGGGTCAGCCATCGCAGTTGTGGTTGAGAAGTTGTAGCCAACGACCTGAGCCGCGACAGACGATACGTCGCCGCTAATACCGGCCACAGTCGTTACATCGCTGGAGATGCCAGCAACGGTCGTCACGTTTGCGCTAATACCAGCCACAGTTCCAATGTCTGTCCCGTCCGCCGCAACGGTCGTCACATCGCTGGAGATTCCGGCGACTGTCGTCACGTTGCTGTTGTTACCAGCGACTGTGTTAATGTTTGATGCGTTACCAGCAACAGAAGTTACGTTGCTGCTAATACCAGCTACAGTCGTGACGTTAGACGAGATGCCTGCGACGGTTGTGACATTCCCGCTGATTCCCGCAACAGTCTGTATCGCGTCCGTCGCGTCCGTCCCGTCCTCAATGTCCGCAAGCGTGGCAATGTCAGTCGTGACTGCGGCAAGCGTTGTTACATCGTCAGACGACGCGCCCGCTTCCGGGTTGCCGGTCGCGGTGTTGAACGCGAGATATTTGCCCTTGCGCGAGTCCTTCGCCGGAAGCGTCATGTTGATGGACGCCGGGTCTGTTACCGGAGCGGTAATCGCGCGATCCGAAAGTTCTAGAAGCTGCTGATCGAAGATGGTGAGGGCGTCAAGTTGCTCGTTAATAGCAGATGCGCGGAAGTCACCAGCGGTCACAAAGTCCGTAGTGCGCGCAATGTCTCGCGATCCGACGATAATTATTTGATCGTTGGCGTCCGGCGTGCTTGGCACATTTGTACCCGTCACGATAGTAACGTTGCCCGTTCCGTTCGCGCTGATCGCGACGGTATAGTCGGTCGTGAGGGTCAACTTCGTCGTGTTGAAGTACACGTCAACGTCCGTCTGCGTCAGGATTTCAAACGAAAACGCATACGGGCCTAGACCGGCTGACCCGGTGTAGACGACACGTCGCGTCACTGCGTTAATGCTATAGTTTGCCATTAGCTTGCCTCACGTTGGTGGCATGTTATCACTATTTTACGGTTGCACATACTGTGGATCGCGAGATGCGTTCAGCGACTCAAGCATCTTTTGTGTTACTGCTGTAAAGTCTGGATGTCCGGGCTTTTGAAGATAGTATGGGCTAAAGTCATCACGTCGCGTGACTTTGCCAAATACATCACTCAGCGCGCGGTTGGTGTACATCTTTTCAACGCGCTTGAGTTCCTTGACCAGATCGCCCCTAAATCGAATGTCCGGCCCCTGCCTCTTTGCCATCCCATCTGTGGCTTTAATGATCGCCTCAGACATAGACATGCCGTTAATCTTCAGCATTTTTGACCTGTAGTAATTCAAAAAATACGTTGCTTCTGCCGGAATTTGTATCCCGCGATAATTAGTCGTGTTGTTGGGAGCGACCGCCCCCAACGCCTCATAGCGAACGGCGAGAAGATTGGGGTCGCGGGTAGAGACGCGCGGTCCCATACGGAAACCAAACGGCGACATCATAGTTTCGGAATACGACTTCGTGTCCCCGAAGAAATCAACATTCTGAGCAAGACTGTGCGGAGCCGCGCGCCGCTTGTAATCGTTAATCATCTCGTAATAGAAGCGCGTCAACTCAGAGCTTGGGTCGCCGCCTGCTTCAACCGTGGCGTTGAATTGGTCAAGCGTCATGCGCTTACTTGGGACACCGGCCTCTCGACCTCTCTCGGCTTGAGATTTTTGATAACGTGTGCGCGAGATATGCGCCCACAAACTAGAACGCGGATACCCAAGGCCCGGCACGGCTGCGGTTGCTGTCTTTGCGTACTCACCACCGAGAACGCGGATAAACCTAGAAACCTTGCTGTCGCCTTCCTCTCTCGGAGGAGACGCCAAAGCATCAAGAACGCGCGAAAAAGCCTCTGCCTCTGGGCGTTGACTCAACTGGTTCACCATTAAGTGAGACCCAACAAATGCAATCTTTTCGGCCATCCCTTCTTCGCTTCTGTAGTCAAATTCAGTAAACGCCTCACGGGCTGCTGCGGCCATCAAGAACGGCGCAGTCATATATTCCATTCGCTCAAGGTTAATAAACGCCTCGCCTTCAAATTCTCCCGTTCCTAGCGTTATCGCGCCCGGCCCCATAATCTTAGCGACCTGATATTTGATTTCATCAGTGATGTCTGCCGATTCTGTGCGGAAACTGTTTGGACGCCAGCCGCTTTTCTCCATGATCTCGCGCCGCTTGTAATCGGCTGGTCCGGGGCCAGTAAACGAGTCATCATAAAACACAGCCGCAAAAGCAGCAGTTCCCATCGCCTGCTTGGCAAGCGCCATGTCGCGATGACGGCCACCCTTTTTCCAATTTGTGTAGAAAGCCGGAGAAAGCTGCGCGAATGGTGTAACCGCCAAGCCCTCAATGACGCCATTGTGTGCAGACTTTGCAAACATTGTTAGAGGCTTGAGCAACTTTGATTGCGCGACTCGCTGCGTCGCGTAGTGCATCTTGCCAATAGCTGTAGAGCGATCAATATCGCCCTGCAAAGAAACTTGCTTTCCGTAATCAAGCATGTCTCCAAGAGTTTCGATTGGCGTTTCATCTGCAAACTCAACAAGAGCCTGCTGCTGCGCCTTAATTGCGTCCTCGGGAGACAGGCCCGCCTCAATCGCGTCGTCATATACCTTCGCTGCGTGGCGCATAGCCTGCTCTTGGTAAACGACCGTATGCGCGAAACCCTTGGAGAACTCGTCCACCATGCCCATTGGGCGGAAAGACAAGAGTTCCTGAAGCAACCCTACGCCTTGGATTATCCGCCCAATGGCGTTTGGTTCTAACATCTGCCCGTCTTCCTCTTTCATCGTAGGGAAGAACTGGACCTCTCGGCCTCTTACCGAAACTGTTTTTGTAGGGATTTTTAAAAACCCACCTACATTAAGAGGCGCTCTATGAAAGTGTCGGGGGTCCATTTTGTTTGCAGAAAAGTCGCGCGTTGCGCCGCCTTCTACGGCAAACTTTGCAGCGCGGACAACGGCGGCACGAAGCCCTGTAACATAGCCAGATGCGCGCAGCACAACATCTTCTGCATAATAGCGATCTGGGTCGGCGCGTTGCCCAAAAAGGGATTGGCGCGTCTTACCGATTGCAATAGCCGCTGGCGTAGAAAGCGTTTCTGCCAGCATGTTGACCATAGACGCCGCACTAAACAGCCATGTGTCTGGGCTGCTGATATACATAGATTGAGCGGTTTGGATGCCTGCGTCAAAAAAAGCACCCAATATGCCGGGTCGCAGCATCTTGCTGCGCTCACGATTGCTTTCTGCGTTGTGCAGCTCGTTCGCCAAATCGCGAAGATGGTTCATGCCGCCATTGGTTGACACAATGTCGTCAAGGACGCTCATTGACTCTACGTTCGTAAGGTCCCCCATCTTCTTAAATACGTTCATGGTGCGCGCAATGTCTGTCGCGCCGTCTTGGAAGTAGCTAATCATGATGCGCTGACGTTCAGCCACTTCTACAAAACGAGCCGCTTGCTCTGTAGTGGCATTGCCAACACGCATAACTTCTTGCAGTTCTCTTAACTCAGCCCACCCGGTATTCAGCATGTCAACCATACCGGCAAAGGTCTTGCTAATCTCGTCACCACCGATCTTGGTGGTCATGTCCTTTCCTTGGAACTGCTGGTTGATAATGCGCTCCTTAACGCCAGCCTCTCTCGCATCTGCAACAATATCGTCAATGGTGCGCGGCTTTTTAGGGTCAACTGCGCGGTCGCCAAACTCCTTGACCAGCGCAGCAAGACCATCCTCATCATAGAACGTAGTGTTTGGCTTGAAAGGCGCAGCCTCTACGCCCGCCTCTTTTTGTGACGGCGTGGGGGAAGGCGCTTGGCGCGCATTGATTTCGTCCTGAGCGCCAGCGTTTACAATTTCTTCAAGATCGTCTTCAGCAAAACTTTCCTGCACAGACTTAGAGGCAGGCGTTACAGGCGTGTCCGGCAGCGTGGCCGCTTCCTCCGCCTTTTCTTCAGCCTCTCTCTGGGCCTGCGCCTCTGCTGCCTTTTCTTTTTGAGCCTCTTTCTGACGACGCGCAAACTCAGAAGGCGACAATGTTTCTGCCGGGCTTTGCCCAAAGACGTCGCTCAAAACTCGTTTAGTCGCTTGCCGCCGGGCAGACCCAGAAAGATTGGCTTGAGCCACCTGAACAGACGGCATCTCTGCTTGTTCCTGCTCCTGCGTTGGCTCAATGCCAAGAGACGGCGCGGGTTCTTCAGCGCCGCTCATCTCTGACAAACGCTGCTCAAGATTTTTTGTGTCACGAACAGCCATTATTCACCAACCTTCGTCTCAGACCGAGGGGAGCTGTCTATAAGGGATTGGTCCCAAATCACCGCTTCCTGCTGTTTTTTTCGTTTCAATCCAGAAAACCCTTGGTCAATCAAATCTTGGTCAGAAATGTTGGGGTTTGCACGAAGCCGGGCAATGAAGTTGCCCACTGACTCACCTCGCGTTAGTTCCTCGCCAGCATTTTCGGCAACTAGCAGAAGCCTAGACCTAGCGTCATCAGGCAAGTCGTCAACTTTTTGGAGATACTCAAAAACTTTGTCACGCATAACTTTCTTCGGAATCTTTAGTTCAAATGTAGTTCCGCCAGCAGTTTGCCGTAGTTCAGATTGAGTCCCACCCGTGGTATCAAAATATACACCCGGCCCCATTGCGCGAGGCCCGCCGATTGGTTTGTCAACTTTTAAGGACGATTCCGGGGTTGCAGAGGTGGTTCCGTGGCGTAGCGTTTGTTCAGGTTCAATAATATCCGACACTGCCCTAACAGCTTGTGGTGCCACCTTAGCAAGCGCGTCAACGCCCTTTGCCAGACCGGCACCAGTAGCCGCGCCTATGCCAACATTAGTGGCAAGTTCCAGAGCGCGTTCTTCGGGCGTTTGTTCATAACCAGCAATTTCTTTGACTTCCTGAACCCCAGCGGTTTCAGGCGCGGTCATAACAGCGCCAGCAATAGCCCCAGATTTTGCGGGATTCTCAACCGCCTTTTGTGACAGGGCGGCAATCCTATTTTTGATTGCCGCAATGCCTGTGCGTTTTGCCACTTCTTTAGTGCCAGCACGGGCTGCAATCCCAACGCCAGCCGTGCCAAGGCCAAGATAGGTGGTGGGGTCAGACAGAACGCCGCGAATGAAACGCCATGTGCCAGCCTTGCTTATGGGCAACTGGTCATAGCGCCCCATCAAGTGCAGCCATGAGTTCGCTTGTGCTGGCGATGCGTCAACCATAATCTCAGCAAGCTGCGCCACCATTCCCGGCTGCCCGGAAAAGCCAACAGGCCCGGCAAAGTTGTAGTTGAACTCGCCCATCAGGTCGATCCCGTACTTAGCCGCTTCTTCTGGCGTGCCGAGAAACTCCTTGTCCTCAAACATAAAGTAAACATCTTTCGCGGCCTGCACGAACTCGCCGTCAAACTGAAGCATGTCTTCTGTGATCTTGGGCTGCTCCTCAACAGGCTGGTAATCTTCCATGCTTGCGCTGCCAGACATAACGTCTTCGACACGAACAGAGCCACTCGCGTCCGAAACCGCGTTCCGCGACTGGTTAAGATAATGCTGCGCGTAAAAGCGCGCCTCATTTGTTTCGTACATGCGGTCAAAGTCGTCCATGCCTATCTCGCACCCTTACTTCTAATATGTTCTAAATACTCTTTTTGCGCCCGCTTGTATGGCCCGATAAAGCCCTCAAGCGCACTGATTTGGTTGCTTGTTAACTTGTCAAGCACAGATTCTGGCAGGCTATCTCTGGCTGTTCTAATTTCTTGAAGGTTCAAATCTTCAAACGGAACATTAAGTCTTTCAAATTCTGCCTGCAAAGCCTTGAGTGCCTCATCCCTTGTAGCTTCAAAACTTTTTGTAATTTCGTCTTCAATGACACCAGCGGCCACACTGCGAACAGTTGGCTCAATCGGGCGCGGCGTTGATTTATCGCTCTGCTCCCATGTAGTTAATAGGTTCTCATACTCGTCAACTTTTTGTTCATAGGCCAAAGTAATTGCAACCTCTTTTGCCTGCGCTTCTGCAATGTTTGCCGCTGGCCCGCCAGTCGCATCTGGAAGCAACCCAGACATAGAGTTCGCTTGCTGGCGAATTTGTCGGGCTACTGCGCCTCGTTGCGTTTTAAGTCGGTTGAGGAGTTCAACTCTTTTTTTGGGCGGAACATTAAAAGACTCAAAATCGGCATTAAGTTCTGCAATGTTGTTCGTGATCCCGCTGGTAATTCTTTCAGCAACCGTATACACCGCAGAGTCGCCGCCCTCGGCATCATCCATTTTCGTAGCAGTGTTGTATTCAGGAATTGTTATCTGCCCCATACGCGCCATGCGGCCAAGAGTACGCTCTGCAATCTCTCGCGCTCTTGGGGTAGCACTAGGGTCTTGAAATGTTAAAGCGGCGTCAGCATAAAGACGTTCTGCGGACTCTTCTCTTTCTTTTTCAGCAGCATCATCCAGCTTGTCTTGCGCGACTTGCTCATCTCGGACGTACTTTAACAGTTCGTCCTTCTCAATTTCGTCGCCCGCAATACTGGAGAACAAAGCTGTATAGCGCCCGAAGTCACCACGCGCTACAGCTTCCTCGCGATCAGCCGCGTCGTCAAAACGCTCGAACAAGTGGTTCGCCAAAACAGCGCGCCGCTGGTCGCTAATTTCTTTGTTCAACGCCTCTCGCACAGATTCGGTATAGGCCGGGTCACCAACATTTATCGTGCGCGCAGTAATCTGATCGCGAAGCTGGTAGGCGTGTGACAAAGTAAGATCGCGTCCTTGGTCGTCAGTTTCGCCAGCAGCAGACGCCAGCACTGCGCCAAAACGATTACCGGCACCGTCAACATCATCCGCTATAGACGCACGTTCCTGCGCCTTAATCCGCTTGTATTGAGACTCAAGACCCGTCTTGAACGCAGCGGAAAACAAAGCATTAGTTGAAGCTGAATATGCGTTTGCCTGTTCTGGGTCAATCTTTCCAAGCACATCACGATGCCCAGCGATAAGAGCCTTGGCCTCTAGCTGCTGCTCTTGAACGTCAATCGGAAGCCCCGACTTAAACGCAGCCGTCAATCCGTCAAAGTGTTTGCGCGCCTCAAATTCCAATTCTGTGCGTAGACGCGCGCCGACACTAGAGCGCAAGGCTGACCCATAAATTGTATCTGGATCACCAACAACATCGTCAATGTCCATACCGCTTTCCATAGCGGCTTCAATCTGTTCTTTTGTTATTGGGTTTTCAAAATCATATTGAGCGCCCTCACGCGCCGCGCGCTTGCCCGCTTCCTCAAACGCATAGGCGCTGATTTTGTCAAGCGCCTGAGACATTTGCTGGTAGCCACGCGCCTCTGCTGCACCTGCACCGGCGTAATCAATGCGTGGTGCCGCTGCTAGGCTTACGCCCAGAGGGCGATAACGGGGGAGACGGTCTGCCATGACTACACCAAAAGACCTGCGCCGGGTGTTGATGTACCGGCCCCAGAGGTCGCATACGAAACATTAGCGCCCGGCGATGGCGGGCCACCGATTTTAGAGAACGATGTTCCAGCACTCAAAAGCGTACCGGCGGCGGCAAACATAGCACCACGCCTCGCCTGCTTGGCCTGATCCATGTAAAGTTGCGCCTGAATGGACCCGCCCTCGCGGGCAATAATCTGGTTGTCTTCAGTAACGAAAAACTCTTTTGCGCCCTCAGATTGCGTAAACTGAGCGAGACCCAACGCACTACCGGAAAACGGATCAATCCCACCAGCGGCGGCACGAGCGTTTAATGTAGAGTTTGTTCGCACGATGTTTTTAAGGGCATTAACGCCTTGCTGCCGGTACTTCAGCGCCTCGCCTCTGGCCTGAACTTGCGACATTGCAGCCTGCTGCGCCAAACCACGCGCCTGCGCCTTACCCGCCTGCATCTGCCCGTAAGCAGAAACAACAGAAAGGCCCGCGCCAATAAACGGAAGTGCTGGTGCTATTGCCGCCATCTTACTGCCCCGCGCTAATCTTGTAGTCGATACCAAGCACAGTCATCTTGAGCGGCACAGACTGCCCAATCGTGATCTGCCCTTCGTAAGTATATCCCAAAATACCATGAAGTGTTTTAATTCCTGTAAACTCAGGAACCGCCGCATCAAGCATGTCTGTGTCAAACTGACGGAACGCAATCTCTTTGCCGCCAATCGTCATGGATTGCGTTTCAAAGATTTCTGCGTTTACCTCGAATACACGCTTTTTGAAACCACGCAATGAACCGCTCTGCAACCGTAGCTCAACCGGAAGCGTCTTAATCTCAGTGTTGTAATTCAGTCCGACT